TGTCAGCAAAAGAAGTCAGACGAGAGAAGACAAAAGTCCTTGCTGCCACTAGACTGGGTACTGATGTAATTCTTGGACAGTACGATGGTTACCGTAGTGAAGAGGGTGTTGATCCTCGGAGTCACACTCCTACCTTTGTCGCTGGTACTTTATTCTGTGACAACTGGCGTTGGCAGGGAGTTCCTTTTCGCGTCTTGACAGGCAAGTGTATGCCTTATGGATGCGTAGAGGTTGTTATTAAATTGAAAGAACCATCCCTGAAGTTGTATGAGGGAGAAGTTGGAGATCGTATTGTCATGCGCCTGCAACCTAATCCTCACTTGGACATCAGAATGGACATCAAATCCCCAGGTCTTAATGAAGATCTGGAACTTGCTACGCTGTCTCATGACTATCCTCAGGACAGAGCGGTTGATGGATATGAAAAACTATTGAAGGATGCAATTTGCAGCAATCAATCTAATTTCGTTCATGCCGATGAGGTAATGGAATCCTGGAGGATTGTAGATGATCTACTTTGCACTGGTGATAGTTGTCCCATACGCACTGCTCCTTACGTGTATCGTGAGGGTTCGTGGGGACCTACACATAAGGTTGACCAAATTACCAAATGGGATTACCCTGCGTAATGGAGAGTAATGACAAGAGGGAGTTCTACAAGGGACTCAGAGAAAGGATTAAACAACTTAGGATGGAACATCTTTTTGAAGAACCTTGCCCTCTTTACGAACCAGAATGGGAAGAGGATTACTGTTGGGATTGTAGATTAACTTACGACTACGATGAGGAAGACTAATGTCACATGTCCAACTGTTTGTTAGAGCAACAATGCAGACCCCTTGGTGCCTTGGTGTCATGGGGTTTCTCTTAGTATTTGTTCCCATTCTTGGAATGTGGGCAGTGCATAAGTATAAGTGGGAACATTGGGAGCCTTTTAGCAAACATGGATGACAATCTGCCTGACTACACAGTAGATATGCACATAGATGACGTGCGTATTCTGTACAAATCTGTGTCATATTTCTTAGAAAGATGGCCAGGTGGTGACACGGAGGAGCAAGAACAGTTAGTTCACATGAAAGGATTGTTATATAGAATGATACTTGATTATCAATTCCATGAATCTTCTCCTCCGCCCGCTTGATGACATAAATGACCCAGTGTGGAGTGTAATTATCTCCATCATTATTCTTTTGATCGGTGTGTCATGGGTCATCAGATATATATTACTAGTTGACGAAAGAGAGGCACAAGATCATGGGAGCGATGACACCCCCAAGTCGGAAGAGTTGTTACAACTTCCGAGTAGTGGAGATCAACAGAGTAGTTGACGGAGACACGATAGATGTTACGATCGATCTTGGATTCGATCTCTTCAAAAAGGAGCGAGTCCGCGTTGCAGGAGTCGATACTCCAGAGAAAAGAACAAGAGATCTTGAAGAGAAAGCACTCGGAATCGATGCTACCAATTGGATTAAAGACAAGCTCGAAGGTGCTATCACTGGCGACGATGACCTTGTTATTCGTACTGAGCTTGTTGGTGGCATGGGTAAATACGGAAGACTTCTCGGGTGGTTATACATCGGAGACTCAAATGTCTCCCTTAACGAACAAATGATTGACGAGGGATACGCTTGGGCGTATGATGGTGGTACTAAACAGAAAAACTTCAACGAATTAAAAGAGATTCGCAGGAGACTAGGAACATATGAGACGATTCAATGAACTAGTTTTAAATATTACTGTTGCAATTATAGACTACCTGTATAAAGGTAGAGACTATCCACGTTTTTGGGTGCTTGAGGAGATAGCTCGAGCACCCTATTTTGCTTTCTTGAGTGTGCTACATCTCCGTGAGTCTATGGGATTGAGGGGACCAGAGCACCTTTACCTAATGAAAGAACACTTCGATCAGAGCGTCAATGAAACAGAACATCTTGAATACATGGAAAGCAGGGGTGGTAATCGTTATTGGATCGATCGCGCTTTTGCCAGACACCTCGTACTCTTATATTATTGGGTTAACGTGGTTTATTATTGGGTGGCTCCTCGCTCTGCTTATCATCTCTCCTACGAAGTAGAGATTCATGCAGCAGAAACCTATGCAAAGTATCTTGCTTTGAATGGTCCCGATGAAAAGATCCTTGAGATCTTGAACGATGAACTTCATCACTCAAAAGAACTGCAGGAAGCAATGGAGATGATCAAATGAGTCTTTTGTTTGTAATTACTTTTATGGCACTGCTTATTTCTGGAATGCAACTAACATGGTCAGGTAGATACCGTGGATGAAAAAGAAAAGGAGAGACAAAAAAGAATAAAAGAAGTGGCAAAGCATCTTCATCCTCACGATGATGAACCAGATCCTACTGCTCACATGGGGAACTATAACTTTCCTCAGATGTTATTTGCTTTTTGTCTTGGGTTTGCAACCATGTTTGTTCTAGCGGTAGATGAGATAAATGACTTTAAAGGATGTCCACTCCCAGAATATTTTCAGAACGAGGTTAAAGGATGAGACAATCAGTAATACTAATTGCATGTTTTACACCTCTAGTTATAATCTACATAGTAATGAAATTCGCTGTGTGGATCTCTGCCGTAAATGCTGAACAGGATTATGTCAGAAAAGAACCTTTACGAAAACGAGGACCCTTTGTGGAGAACCCATATGAGGATGTTGATGAAGAGGAAGAGGAGTATGGAGATCGCACAGACTATCGATGATGCTCTAGAGGAGTGGTACTCTGAACGTGGACTACCAGTTCCTCAGTGGAAGACGAAAAGAGATCCTGATTGGTGGATTGAATACTTAGAAGAGTTAGGAGTTGACCCAGAGAACCCATGAGTTATTATGACACAGTGAGATCTTCTTATGATCTTGGACCTGGATTTAAAAAAGAACTACACACAAAGGATTTAGATAATGATTGCTCTACTTACTGGATTGACCCTAACGGTTGTCTTTATCACCTTGACTACTCGCACACCCAATCAATAAAATTTGGTGAGCATAATTTTGAGTTGATAAAATCTAACAAAGGTAGAGTGTCTCCTTGTATTTTTTCTGGTGAGATCGAAGTCTATCCTGCAAAGTGGCCTGTGTTCTATGCTCCTACACCCACTTGCAATATTGTATTTGAGCGTGGTATCATAGCAGAAGTTAAGAAGTAAGGATGTTAGTAAGTGATTTCATTGCGGTCTGGGAACGTGCTGTTCCACCAGTGTTTTGTGATAAGTTAATTAAATTTATTGACAACTCAGAACTATCTCCTCCAGTTGGTAAGAATGGAGCAGACAGAGAAGACTTGTCCATATCTATTGTTCCTATTGAAGACTCTGATGTGTTCCAGGAGAGCACAGACCTCTACTACATGGTAGATAACATCCTTCAACCTGCACTAGAGCAATATCTAATTAAGTATGGAGCATTGCAGGTGTCAGACTACATAAATGGAGAAGTCAAACTACAAAAGACTGGTCCTTGCGGTGGGTATCACAAGTTCCATGCTGAAAATGTAGGTGAAACTAATGCTAGACGTGCCCTGGTCTGGATGATCTATCTCAATGACATTCCAGAGAACGAGGGAGAGACTGAGTTCCTATATCAGAAGAGAAGAATCCAACCCAAGAAAGGAACGTTAGTTATCTGGCCAGCAGGGTTTACCCATACTCACAGAGGCAATCCAGTTTATACAGAAGACAAGTACATCGCTACAGGATGGTTTTATTTTGCAAGAAAATCCTAATCCAGATGCAGTTCCCTTGACACTGAGTCTGATTTTTATTATGATATGTACGCTAGCGGTCATTGCCGCTGGTTATTTTCATGGTAACATGCATTTACTCACCACCCTGAAGAACGCTCACTCATGAAAGAGTTTGATTATGACTTGCCCTATAAGGAACTTGATTTTACCGATGAAGAGACTCGCAAACTTTATCGTATTGGAAGGGGAGAGCAAGGAGTGCTACTGGTACGCCCTTACACTAACGACATATGCGCTCATTGGAGGTTCGTAAATGAAACTGCGGCTCACAAATCTTCTAATAAAATATACGAAATGTTCTGTGACTACAAGTCCAGACAGGATTTCATTGGTATGGACATGGCTCGGAAGTTCCTTGAGATGGGATTTACTCGCGCCAGACGGTATGCTAATCATCCTTCGGGCAAAAAATATGACGCCGAGGGTAAT